GCTCCTGCCGCTGCAAGTGAATGGCGCAGGCCCGAACGGTGAGCACCTGCTGCAAGGCGGAATCACCGTGACGCTGGTCGCGCCGAAGAAATGAGCCTCGACATCCAGTTCCCCGAGAAGCTGGCCTTTCTGTTCGAGCCGCATCGCTACAAGGTGGCACGCGGTGGCCGCGGCTCCAGTAAATCGTGGAGCTTTGCGCGCGCGATCCTGATCCGCTGCCTGGAGCGTCCAACACGAGTGCTCTGCACGCGGGAGATTCAGAAGTCAATCCAGCAGTCTGTGCACCAGCTCTTGAGCGATCAGATAGAGGCGCTGGGCCTGACGGATCAGTTCGAAGTGTTGAACAACGAAATCCGCAGCATGAACGGCTCGGAGATCTACTTCAGCGGCTTGTCCGACGTGACGGCCACTACGCTGAAGTCTTTCGAGGGCGTCGACATCTGCTGGTGCGAGGAAGCCCAGGCCATCAGCGAGAAGTCGTGGAAGACGCTGATCCCGACGATCCGCAAGGAAGGCTCGGAGATCTGGGTGACGTACAACCCGGAGCTCGAGACGGACCCGACGCACGAGCGCTTCGTTACCAACCCGCCGCCCGACTGCGTGTCGGTGCTGATGAACTACAGCGACAACCCGTGGTTCCCTGCGGTGCTGGAACAAGAGCGCGCGCACGCGGAAGCGACGATGCGCACTGAGGACTACAAGCACGTGTGGGAGGGCCAGTGCAAGCCGGCCGTCGAGGGCGCTATCTACTTCGAGGCGATGAGCGCCACGATTGCCGCCGGCCGGATCCGCGAGGTGCCGCACGATGGTTCGTTGAAGACGCACGTCATCTTCGACCTTGGCATGGCGGACAGCATGACGATCATCCTCGTGCAGAAGGTGGCGTCGGAGCTGCGGGTCATCCACTACATCGAGGGCACGCAACGCATCCTTGCCGACTACAGCCAAGAGCTGCGGTCTCTGCGTCTGGATGACCAGCCGATGAATTGGGGCTACGTGTATCTGCCGCACGACGGCTTCCACGTTCGCCACCAGTCCGGCAAGGACGATGCGACGGTGCTGCGCGGGCTTGGATGGACCGTGATGCAGATCCCGAACATGACCGTCAACACGGGGATTGACCGGGCGCGCGAGGTATTCCCGCGTGTGTACTTCAACAAGGCGCGCACCGAACGATTGGTGGAGTGCTTGAAGCGCTACCGCTGGAACATCAGCCAAAAGACCGGCGAAGGTGCGCATCCCCTGCATGACCAGTATAGCCACGGTGCCGACGCATTCCGCTACATGGCGATCGTGTCGGACCAGCTGAGCAACGAGGAATGGGGCGGCACTCTGACGTACCGCAGCCTGGGCTACGCGTAATTTCAACAACCGAACATGGGCAACGCCGTGAGGCGCCCCCATCCAACAATGGCCGACACGAAGACGAAAATCACCGACAGTGACCTTGCCGCCTTGATCGACGGCGAGATGCGCCAGGCGTTCGGCTACGGCGACGGCAAGCTGGAACAGCTGCGCCGCCGGAACATGTACTTCTTCATGGCGGAGGCCAAGGAAGAGCTGGCACCGCCGGCGATCGAAGGCCGCTCGAAGGTGGTCGACACGCTCGTGCGCGACACCGTGCTGGGCATGCACGGGCCGCTCATGAAGACGTTTTACGGCTCGGACAACGTGTTCGAGTTCGAAGAGACGCGCCCGGAGGATGCGTCCAAGGCCAAGTTGGTCAGCGAGTACGTCAACCACGTATTCCGCAATGTCAATCCAGGCTACAGCATCGTCTCCGACTGGATCTTCGAGGCGCTGACGATCAAGAGCGGAATCCTGAAGACGTGGTGGGACGAAAGCGACATCGAGACGAAGGAGGATTACTCCGGGCTCACGATCGAGCAGTTGACCATGCTGATGGACGATGATGAGCTGGAACTGATCGGCCAGAAGTCGTACGAGGACCCGGACGCCGCGAAGCAGATGCGCAAGGCCCTGGAGCAGATGGCCGCGCAGTTGGCGCAGATGCAGCAGGCCGTGGCAGCCGGTCAGATGCCCGTGGAGCATTTCCAGCAGGCCGAACAGCAGTACGCCGCGGCTGAAGCGGAGCCAATCCCGCAGCTCTACGACGTGACCGTGAAGCGGACCAAGACCGGCGGGCGTGTGTGCATCGAGAACGTGCCGCCCGAAGAGTTCCTGATCTCGAAGAAGGCGAAGTCCATCAAGACGGCGCCATTCGTCGCGCACCGGTTCATGCGTCGCATCGCCGATCTACGCGCCCAAGGCTACAGCATCCCGGCCGGCCCGCTGCCGACCGATGATGCAGGCGCCGAACGCAGCATGGAGCGCAGCCAACGCCTGGAGTACCTGGACACCGATCCGCTGGGCCATGACGACGTGGAGCAGGACGAGGACATGCGCTCGGTGTGGGTCGTCGAAGCCTACGTGCAGATGGACTACGACAGCGACGGCATCCCCGAGTGGCGTAAGGTCGTCAAGTGCGGCACTGAGATCCTGGAGAACGTCGAGTTCGATGAGCCGCCTTTCGTGGCGCTGGGTTCCATCCCGTTGCCACATCAGTTCTACGGCATCTGCCCCGCAGACCTGGCGATCGAGTACCAGAAGATCAAGACCAGCCTGACGCGCGCACAGCTGGACAACATCTACCTCCAGATTAACCGCCGCCAGCAGGTGGTGACGGGCCAGGTGAACCTGGATGATCTGCTGAACTCCGTCCCTGGTGGTGTGGTGCGGGTGACCGCGCCCGGCATGATCGCGCCGATCGATCAAGGCATGGGCGACGGCGGGCAGGCTATGGCGCTGACCGAGTATTTCGAGCAGCGCGCCGAGGAAGCTACCGGCTGGACGCGGCAATCGCAAGGTGGCAGCGGCAACCAGTTGCAGACGCAGACCGCAACGCAAGCGAACATCATCACCAACCGCGCTGACATGCGCATCGAGGCGATCAGCCGGCACATGGCTGAAACCGGCTTCACGGACCTTGGCTACATGATCCTCAAGCTGGTGTCGAAGTACCAGCGCAAGGCGGAGATGGTCAAAATCTCCGGCGAGTGGGTGAATATCGACCCGCGCGAGTGGACGAATCGTTTTTCGCTGAACGTCAATGTGGGCCTGGGCACCGGCAACAAGGATCAACTGGTGCAGCACTTAATGATGCTCGGCCAGCAGCAGGTGAACGGTTTGCAGTTCGGCTACGCGAACCCGGCGGGCCTGTACAACGGCGCCAAGCGGCTCGCAAACGCGCTGGGCTTCAAGAACGCCGACGAGTTCTTCACCGATCCGACGAAGGGACCGCAACAACCGCCGCAGCCCAATCCTGAACTGCTGAAGATCCAGGCCGACCAGCAGCGGCACGCGGCCGAACTGGAAGCGAAGAACCAGATCGCGCAGATGCAAGCCCAACTCGACATCGAGAAAGCCCGCATGCAGGCAGAGGCGCAGATTCAGGTCGATCTGGCGCGGCAAGAAGCCGAGACCCGTCAGCACGCCTTGAAGGTGCAGCACGAAGCCGAACTGGCGGCGATGCGCGAGCAGTACGCAGCGCAGGACCGCGAGGCCGAGCGCGCTTTCCAGATGTGGAAGGTCGAGCGAGAGCAGGACGGCAAGATCGTCGCAGCGCAAATCGCCGCAGCCAAGCAGCACGACGCCGAAACGTTGCCGGCGGCAGAGCGCCAATCCAACCAGGACATGAGCAATGACACCTGAACAGCAGATGTACGACGGCGACCAGGCGCGCCAAGTGCTGGAGAACGAACAGTTTGTCCAGGCGTTCGCAGACATTGAAACGGAGATCACCCAAGCATGGCAAAACAGCCCGGTACGAGACGAGGAAGGACGGCAGGAGTTGTACCGCCTGCTGATGGCGTCGAAGAAGTTCAAATCGATGCTGCTGGCGCGCCTGGAGGCGGGCAAGCTGGCGAAACACCAGCTGGAGAACGAGCGGGTGCAAGCGCAGATGGCGAAGGACCGGGCCACGCTCATCGCCGGCTGGAGTTCGCCGTACTCGTGAAGGCCGTGCTGGCCGAGCCGCGGCAGGTAACGCGCGCGTTCCACCCGGAGCCCGAAGGCGATCTTCTGCCGCTGCCGAACGGCTCCAACGCAGAAGTGTTGGTGGGCGAACCCGCCTACCAGGTCACCAGCGGCGAAATCGTCGCAATCACCGTGGACAATCCATAAGGAACCCATATGCATCCGAAGTACTGGAATCGAGGCCGCAAGGCCGTATATCACGCGCCGGCTGATGGCGAAGCGACCGGCGGCGGTGGTGCGCTGGACGTTGGCGCAGCCGGCGACGCACTGGCCTCCCTATTTGGCGACGATCAGGGCCAAGCAGAGAGTGCAGAGCACAAGGAAGAAGAGCAGGAATCGCCGGAAGCGGCGGCGGAGCGCCTTGCGGCTGAAGAAGCCGGCGCAACGCAGGATGCCGACAGCGACGAGGAACAGGGCGAGCCCAAGGAAAGCGAAACGGTCACGGTCATCATTGATGGCAAACCGATCGAGCTGACCAAGGAGCAGATCGCCGAGGCCCACAAGGGCCAGTTGCGTCAAGCGGACTACACCCGCAAGACGATGGAGCTTGCTGAGCAACGGAAGGAAGCAGAAAACGCGACCCGCACCGCAGATCAGAAAGCCCGTGACGAATACGCTCAGCAGCTACAGCGGCTTCTGGCTGTCAACCAGCACATGGAACAGCAAGAGCAGCAGTGGACGAGCGACATGATTGATGCCGACCCGGTCGGGTACATGAAGCACATGCACGACGCTCAGGCGCGTGCAGCCCAAACCCAAGCGGCTGTACATCAATTGCAGCAGATCGAGCAACAACAGCGCACGGAAGCCGAACAGTCGGCGCGTGAACACCAAGCAAAGCAGCTCGAAGCAATTCGCGCCAAGCTCCCTGCATGGAAGGACGACGCCGTAATGAAGGCTGAAGTCTCGGAGATCAAGTCATGGCTGCACGGCCAGGGCTTCACGGATGCCGACCTGTCCGGCATGCAGGATCACCGCATTGTGCTTATGGCTCGTGCCGCGATGAAGCACGAACAACTGCTGGCCCGCGCGAAGGACACTGCGCAAAAGGTCGCAAAAGCGCCGCCGAAGGTTGAAGCGCCGGGCCGCACGCCCGTGGCGCCGACCGATGGCCGCACGCAGGGCATGAAGCGCCTGGCGGAAACCGGCCGGATCGATGACGCGGCAAGCGTGCTGGCGCAAATGTTCAGCAAATAACCCTTTTCATACGCCGTGAGGCGCTAGGAGAATTCACATGGCAGCACCTACCAATACCTTCACCTCGACCTCCGCCGTGGGCAACCGGGAGGATCTGTCGAACATCATCGACCGCATCAGCCCGACCGACACGCCGTTCTACTCGATGTGCGCGAAGAACGAAGCGACCGCCACGCTGCACGAATGGCAGACCCAAGCGCTGGCGGCGCCTGGCGACAACGCCGCGGCTGAGGGTGACGACGCCGTTGCGACCGTCGTGACGCCGACCGTCCGCCTGAGCAACCGCACGCAAATCCTGACCAAAACTGTCTCCGTGTCCGGCACACAGGACGCAGTGAACTCTGCCGGCCGCGCGAAGGAAATGGGCTACCAAGTCGGCCTCAAAGGCCTGGAGCTGCGCAACGACATCGAATGGGCGCTGACGAACAGTTCCGTATCCGCTACCTCGCCACGCAAACTGCGCGGCCTGATCGGCTGGATGGGCGACAACGTGAACGCCGGCGCCGGCTACGTCGCTCCGAACTACATCACGAACGTGGCGCAGACCGACGGCACCACCCGCGCTTTCACGGAAGCGATGGTC